CGTCTTCTCAACAATAGGAACACCTAACACTTTGTCGAGCTTACGATCAAGGACTTCCTGCAGCTTTACTCCCGGCTGCTTGAGCAACTCCTTGAGCATCTGGTCAGGCAATGCCTTAGCAGGTAAAGCATTCAGAGCTTGGTCAACAGCCGAATAGAACGGCTTAGCCGCCTTACCCGCAGCCAACAGACCAGAGACTATAGGGTTAGCCATTACAGGGGTCTTTCATCAACGATCAAATCGTCGGAGGTAATCTCACCACCCTCTGCGGCTTTGATAACGCCACCCTTCTTGTATCCAGCGTTAGGGTGAGTCTTTCTCAAATAACCCATAACGTGATCAAGCCATTCAGCATTCGTCGGCTGGAAAAGATCTTTCCTCAACATCAAAGCACCAGTCACTTCATCAGCAGTAAGAGGTCTTTGTTCTTTTATACGACCAGTTTTAGGATCTATCGCAACTTGAGGGAACCCTTCTTTCATTCCCTTTTCATAAATATCTTTATAGAAAACTCTAGATGGAACATTGTGCTTCAACTGCACTGGACGAGATCCGTGATAGCCAGTGTCGTAACTGAAGTGAGCAACATCTTTAGGATCCGTTATCAAACCCTTTGATGGGTTTGTTTCAAAAATGGCTGATCCAGTCAAACCTCTTGGCGCACCTACAAGATCAGGATGAATAATTGCATCAGCAATATCTTCATAGTGCGGGAATCCCATATTGCGAAACTTTGCAGAACTAGCTAAATCAATAATCTTCTTTCTCAATTCTCCAGCACCCTTGATAGGGAATCCGTTCACGCCTCTTAGCTGAGAAATAATGTCTGGATGTCCAACACCCAAGAAATTAGGCTGTGCAAGATATCCTGCAGATGGCAACTTTATTGCTCTATTAAATTCGTTTAATGCTTTCTTTGACAATTGCAAATAAGGCAGTTGAGTAATAATTGATTCAGCAACAGGCGTAGAAAAGTTAATAGACTCTGGCCCCATTGCTGAAAAGCTTCCATAAGGATTCTCTCCAGTCTTTTCTGCCGCTTCAAGTAAGTTGGAAAGTTTCTTGTCTGCCATTCCTTTCATCGAAGCATATACACCTTGCCTCTTTGCAGCCTCTTGGATGAATGGATACATAAATCCAGCCTGCACAGGAACATTTTGCGAAAGAGGTATCCCCGCTATCTGGCTCAAGTCATATCCACCACCAGATGTATCGCCAACAAAAGGAACCATTGGTCTACCTTCTTTGAAATACTCTGGGGTAACAATCTTTGGCGATGACATAACTACATTCGGTGTTGCAATGGTCGGGCCAGATGTTGTTTCCCGTCTGACTACCGCTGGCGTCTCTAATGCACCAGCATATCTTTTAACTGCAGACTTCTCAGCAGATACCAAAGATTCAAAATCTCTTCCCGGATATAAAGTATCCATTGCAAATTCTTGCCGACTTAAACCACCCAGCCCTTTAGGTACTACCCCCGGAGCCAAGCCCTGCTTTTGCATAAGCTCCATGACCATCTTGTCGGCTGTCGGGCCTAACGTCCTGCCAACAGCTTTAGCCGCAGCAGGAACCTTACCGATCAATGGCAGGGCGTTCAGTGGATCCAGAAAAACTTCAGTAGCCGTTGCTACCTCTGGCCCAAATAAACCTAATGCTTTCTCGCCCATGTACTGAGCAGGCTTACTCAGTGGCTCTAAGAACTTAGCCATGCCCTCAACCTTGTCGCCAGTCTTCTGGTCTGAAGGCAGAGCCATGTATCGCCTCTGCAGATCCTCTGTTGCCTCTGCAGCCATCTTAGGATCGCGTGTACGCGCCAATTCAACCAGACCTGCATATCCAGCAGGTATAGCCGCTCCCAAGCCTGAGAGCATCGTGCCTACCGCCTCAGCCCCGCTCGTATCAAAAGTTCCACGGGGCTTCTTACTGATCGGCCTATAGACTTGCCTCTCCTCTGGCGTAGGCTCAGCCTCACCGCCCACAGCACGCTTGACGGGATGCTTCCACAGAGCCATCCGCATCGCGTCCTGAGATACCTCGCCGCCTTTGGCTTTACGGACGATCCCGCCACGAGCCATCTCAACATCTCCGAGAATGGCAGACTCAGGGATATTATATTCGTGCCAGTCATCTGGCCCAAACTCCTGACGAACGCGATAGCCCGGTTCGCGTGGGGTTCGCATGGTCTTACCCGTCTGTGGATCTTTAATCGCCTTGCCCATGTTGGGGCCGAGTTGCGGATGATCTGATCGCATCGGATCGTTGCCAACCAGTGTGCGATCAAGAATTGTGAATGGTGGATGGTTCTTTTCCGAACTACTCTTAGTGAACACACGCTGACCTTTGTCGTACAGGAAAGGCGTGGACTCGATCATGTCTTGGCGTTCGATAGCCCTCTGTCTGACGAGGTCACCCAATGAAGTGTGGAAGTCTTGCAGCGTGGTCAAGTCCTTTGTGGCAGTCACTGGCCTTGCCATGCCAGCACTTTCTGCCGCTTTGCCAATAATTTGAGCAGCCTTTTTTATAATACCGCCAGCACCTTTGTGATGGACTCTGTTGTTCGACAGAGCCATTCTCATTGCATCCTGAGACACTTCACCACCCTTAGCCTTTTCATTTGCTAGTAGGTCAGGAGCAGCTACACCTAGCGCCGCTGCGGTTGCAGCATCCCTGCGGAACGGATCGAAGGCGGCGAAGCGGGAACGTATTACATCAGGGTCAAAAATAGCAACTTCATTCGGCAATTGAGTTTGAGAGTTTCTTGAAAAGGTTCCGCTATATCCCGCATTTTTTATATTCTCCGTTGCTTTTTTGCTAGATTCGGCGCTACGAATCGCAAGTAAATCGGTAGCATCGTAAAGTTTAGATGCGTCATAACGCAACGGCATTATTCTTTGAACACCACCATCACTAAGTATTTCGGCAATTAGATTTGAGTATCCAGCGTCCTTACTTGGGTCAACGTAAAAGCCTTGTCCTATTGTGCCGTAATCGTTTTTGCCACCGTACACAGGGTCAACTTTTGTAATATCCGCGCCAGTTGCATGAAATCCACTTTCAGGAAACATCACATCAGCCCTTTGCGCTGGCGTGTTGTCAGCAGGCAGACCTAGACCGCCCTTCTTAACAGGCAGTGCTGCACGTTGCTGGGCTAGGCGCAGAGCCTCGGCTTGTGGTGCGGCTATCTTAGGTACTGCACGTTCAACAGCCTTAGCCGCCTTAGCAGCTTTAGCAGCAGCCTGAAGTCCTGAGAGGATTGGGTTAGCCATGTTCACTGCGCATAGGGGTTCCCTCGCGTCGATAGAGTTTCGTCTGCGTAATCGGCATCATCGTACTTATCTTCAGGGTTAATGTCCAGCCATCCCGTATCCTTCAAGAATCGAATAGCTTGTGTCGTCGAGTCTACATAGTCGTCATGCGTGGCATCAGGGAAGCTACACAACTGGCTCAGGAAGCCCTCAGCCCAGTCCTTCACATAGCCCTTCTTATGGCTGGACTCAGGTAGCCAGACCCGCCCTGTCGAGAAGATGGACGCTGTGATCTGCAGTCTCTGCATCTTGTCAGCCCTGCCCGGATTCCACGCTCTAACAGGCAGGCGCATCTGGCGTAACTCCTGAATCAGCGAGATCCCCGCAGCTTTGTCCTCGACCAGCAATAGGTCAGGACGCTTAGCTTCCTTACCCTCACCGTAGCTTACCTTCCACTCCTCCAAGACCTTGGGCTTGAGATGGGGGAAGTCTAGATGCTCAGCCCAGCAATCGATCAGCAAGACCGCCAGAGGCCCATCCAAGGGCTTGAAGATGCCCCATGTCGTCATCGCCGTAGGATCGTTGTGCAGCTTCTCGCTGAAGGCGCAGTCATAGGACTGGATGATGTACTCAAAGCTGGGGAAGGGCTTGTTCGCAGGCCAGAGCTTAAACATATCTCGGCTAACAACTTTACCATCCTCCAGATCAACGATCTCACCTAACACCTCCTGTTGGTACAACTTTGATCCCTTGTACTGCTCTAACTGCCTAGAGAACGTCGAGGACAGGTTATCAATGTTCTCGTAGGTCGAAGCCCTATCGACCACCACATCGTCACCCTCACGGCTTAGGAGGTCGAGGATCAGATCCTTGTTCTTGGGTGTGGTCGTGGCGATGACTCGCGGTCTGTCCCCCAGCCTCAGACCCAGCATCATCATGTCCCAAGCCTCCCCCGCTCCCAAATATTGAAACGCCGCTAACTCGTCTGCCCAGCAATAGTGGAACTGTGGGCCTCTTAAACGCTCGTAGGAGTCGGCAGATATCCCCCTGATCGTCGAGCCGTTGACCAAAGTGATCAGGTGATCCTGCTTGTTGTAGTCCTTGACCAGTGCTGGAGGGATACACGCCAGTAGACCTGACGCGCCCTCCATGCAAGTATGCTTGATGTCGTTGCTTGTCGGCGCTAGAACTAGACATCTGACCCCCGGTTCCTTCCAAGCCCACCACCACAACGCTTCTGCCGCGCACCTAGTCTTACCAGCACCCCGTCCTGCCAGCAGCAGCCATATCGTCCAATCAACCTCAAGCGGGGGCGGGATCTGGTGCTTATGCGCTCTATCGACCCATTCCATCCTTGCAATCCAAGCAACTCGCTCCGTATCGGGCAACGAGTTAAACGCCTCCGCGTCCAATACATCAGTCGCCAGCACGCTTCTTCATTTCCATGTTAGCCAAAATTGCATGGAGTTTCTCGTAAGTCGCGTCCTCTACCTTGATCGGAGCGCCTCCCTCGACGCCCTCAACGCCCAGCCGCTCCCCGTAGACCTTCGGGAGGTACTTAGCTGCCAACCACTTGCGTCCGTCCATCCTGAGCCTGTTCCAAGCGATTGAGCCGCTATCTAGCTTGACGTTCCCGAACTCATCGCATACTTCTAGTGGCTTTTGGTCAATGATCTGGACGATTTGATCAGCGAAGGTATGCGCTCCGTCCTTCCTCGCTTCTTCGTATTGCTTGCGGAAAGTTTCGTACTTGCGTAGCCACATATAGATAGTGGTTACTGAGGGCATATGGTCGTCTAGGGATATCTTGCTGACTGGCTCCCCGCACGCCAGCCTTCCACATATCTCTGTGCAGATCTCGTCAGTGATATCAGGCGGTCTACCCTTGAGCCTCGGGTTAATGACCTGTTTGTTTCGCGGCTTCAACTTTGGCATTTTGCGAAAACGCTCTTCCGTTGATTAATAAGGAGTTTTAGGTAAGCAGGGTAGTATTGTTACCACCTTAGCTTCCGCTTCCACCTCTCCAAAACAGAAAGGCTCACCTAAGAGCCTATCATGTTATTGCTTTGAAATCAACTAATTCTAGGCAGTTGACCCTTCTCATACAGGCGCATCAGCGCAAAGTCTGTGCAGTCCCCAGTAGTATCTCGCAGAGCAATTTGAGTAATGATACTTACATCCATCACTGCGGAATGATAACGCCATGAGTCGCCTGCACCCATCACAGCCTTAACGGGACTGTATGTCTTGGCGGGATTGCCGGTTTCGGTGGTACGGATTTTCTTGTAGGTGTTCATTTTCATCTCCAGTAAGGGGGCGAACCCCCTGTTTGATTTAAGCCAGCAGGTTCTTAACGTGTTTGAGATACCGCGCCCGACCAGCAGCGCCACACATGGGGATCACGCGGGTAAGGTAGTCAAGCTGCGACTCTTCGGTCTTGTCCCACTTGGTGTACATGATCGTTGCCAGCTTACCCTTGTTGGCTTCGATCAGCGCAGCAAGCTCGTTCGACTTTTTGGCGGCAAGCAGATCACGTTTGGCTTTGGCAAAGGCGCGAACCTCTGGGGAGTTCTTGTAGGACTTGATCAGACCAGCATCGCCAGTCTTCTCGACGCAGGAGGAGCCGACATCAAACTGCTTGCCATCAGCAGAGCGGATGATGTAGCAATCTGCAATCCCAGTACCACAGTGAGCGCAGATGCCCATCGCTTGACCGGGGGAGCCGATTTCGCTTCCATCAGCCATCATGATCGGGCCAACTTTCTGGTACACGCCTACGCAAAAAAAAGGGGCAGCACCAAGGTTGCTGCGGGTAAAAACGTGCATCCCTACTTGCTCTTGATTATCGGTCTTCATTGTCATCTCCTTAGCGGCTGGTGGTTTTTACAGAGAACACGGCGGTAACGCTCGTGTACTGAGCGATGGTGTCGTCAGAGACACCGAGATCAGCCATCATCTTTTTGTAGTCCACCGTCTTGCGATCAGCTTCGATCACGGTGGACTTGAACAACACGCCCTCAAACACTTTCGCGCCCTCTGGGAGAGTGGCGAGGTCTTTGAACTGATCCTTGATCTTGTCAGCCTGTTTGGTCAGGTCAGCGATCTGCGCGAGTACAGAGCCAAGAACATCTACTTCGGTCATCATCTGGTTCATTTTCTTCTCCTGAGTCATCTCGTACCAAGTCGGTACAGAACTAATATTACGGGTATCCGAATAACGTGTCAACACTTATTTGCAACTATTTTTAATTATTTTTAGGGGGGGTATTTCCCCCCCCATTTCCCTAGAAGTTGTAGTCGTAGA